GGTTTTCAGCTGGTTGACGACGTAAGCACGCCGCTTCCAGCACGACGGTTGCGCCCCTATCAGGAGGAGGCGATCCGCAGCATCGACGACGGCTGGCACGAGGGAGTGACAAAGCAGCTGATCGTCGCCGCCACCGGCACGGGCAAGACGGTCATCATGAGCGAGCTCGCGCGGCGCGCCGTCGCGGCCGGCCAGAACGTGCTGATGCTGGCGCACACGGACGAACTGCTCGAACAGGCGCGTGAGAAATTTGCGCCCGCGCTCGGCGTTCCAGTTGCCAAGGAAAAGGCCGATAGCTATGCCACGAGGTTCGACAAGGTCGTGGTCGCTTCCGTCCAGACTTTACGCAGGCCGAGACTCATCACATGGCCGAAGAATCATTTTGGCTTGGTGATGGTTGACGAGGCGCATCGCACATTAGCGAAATCCTATCAGGCAATCCTCGAACACTTCGAGTCGCGTGTCGTTGGCGTGACCGCGACGGCCGACCGCGGCGACAAGAAGCAACTGGGAACATTCTATCAGCGCATCGCCATCGACTACGGGCTGAGGCGCGCATGCTCCGACGGATGGCTCGTGCGGCCCGTCGTCAAGACCGTTCCGATAGAGATGGACCTGCGCAACGCCAAGACTGTGGCAGGAGACTTTGCGGCTGACGATGTGTCGCACGCGATCGAGCCGTTCATCATCAAGATTGCAGAGGCAATCTACCGCGAGGCGGCTGACCGCAAGGTCTTGGTCTTCATGCCGAGCGTCGAAACCTCGGCGAAGATGGCGGCCGCGCTCAAGATGCAGGGGTTCGCCGCCGACTACGTGCACGGAGACGACTCGGAGCGGCACCGCAAGATCGACGACTACCGATCAGGGAAAATCCGCGCGCTGTGCAACGCCTACTTGCTGGTCGAGGGTTTCGACGACGACGCGATCGACTGCGTGGTGATCCTGCGTCCGACAAAGATTCGCAGCCTCTACGTCCAGTGCTGCGGTCGCGGGACCCGCCCGTTGTCGTCACTCGTCAAGCCTCTGAGCGAGGCGCCGCACGCGGAGGCCCGCAAGGAGTTGATCGCCCGTTCGCCCAAGCCGTTCGTGCTGCTCCTCGACTTCCTGTGGCTCTATGAGAAGCACGACCTCATCCAGCCGGCGTCGCTGATGACGCTCAATCCAGAGGTGATTGCGCGGATGATGAAGAAGCGCGACGGCGACATCTTCCAACTGACGATCGACGCCGAGCACGAACTGCTTCGCGCCTTAGAGAGCCAGCTGAAACGCAACTCGAAGAAGCAGTCGAGGCTGGTGGATCCGCTGACGTTCGCGGCGAACATCGGCGACCTGGATCTCGCGAACTTCGAGCCCGAGACGCTGTGGGAGGCGCTAGCGGTCAGCGAAGGACAGGCGAGGATTCTCTCGCAGAATGGTGTCGATCCCGCGCAGGTGCAGTGGCGCGGACAGGCCAGCAAAATCATCGACAAGATATTCCAGCGCAGTTCCGAGAAACTGTGCAGCTACCGGAAACTTCAATGGCTCAAGAGCCACGGGATCGATGCGACGAACATGACGGACAAGGAAGCCAAGCGGATCATGAACGAAAAGATTCAACGCTGGAGGAACGCCCGTGCTTGACGTCATCGACCTTCTTCCCGAGGAGCATGACGACGGGTCCATCGAGGTGGCGATCCCGGCGCAGAAGAAACAGAAGAAGGACAAGGGGCACGCTCGCAAGGAGGGACCGCCCGCAAACGCCGAAGCCGAGGAGGGACTCCTCGCATGCTGCCTGATGTCGGCGCAGGAGTTCTCGCGCATCGAGAAAACAATCGGCCCTGAATGCTTCTTCTCGCCAGCGAATCGCGTGATCTACGAGCAGATGCTGGCCCTGCGGGACTCCGGCATGGAGGTTGACGCCGCGATCCTGGCGAACTGGCTGCACACGCACGGTCTGCTCGAAGCAGTGGGAGGCATTGCACAGATCGCACACATCACGGACAGCGCGCCGACGACCGCGCACGCGACGTTCTACGTGCAGCAAGTGCGAGACATGCACATGCTTCGGGTCATCCAGCGCGGAGCCATGGGCATTCTCGAGGAGGTGCGGGACGTCAATGGCGACGCGCCGGGGGCGATCGCCGAACTGCGGGCAAAGCTCGACTTGTTGGCAACCCGAGCATCGGGTGCGAAGATCACGGCAAGGCCGCTCGCATCCTACCACTGGCCCGAGAATGACGCATCCGTCCTGTTGGGCACCAAGCGCCGATTCCTATGCCGGGGAGGCTCCATGCTCATCGTGGGCTTCGCCGGCATGGGAAAATCCGTGCTCTGCTACCAGATGGCAGCCTGTTTCTCGGTTGGCAGGCAGCTGCTCGGCATCGACTGCGTGGGACCATTGAAGGTTCTGGTAATCCAAGCCGAGGACGACGAGGGGGACATCGGCGAAATCAACGAGAGCGTGGTTCACGGCATGCAGTTCACGAAGGAAGAACAGGCGATGTTCTCGCGAAACGTGCATGTCATCCCCGACAAGGTGCATGCTGGCGAAAGTTTCCTGGCGGCGCTGAGAACCTACGTGAAGGCCGTGAAGCCGGACCTCGTGATCATCAACCCGCTGCTGTCCTACGCGGGCGGAGACATCTCAAAGCAGGATGTCGCCAGCGCGTTCCTGCGAAACGGACTGAACGCGATCAATCAGGAGAATGGCGACCAGTTCGCGTATGTGATAATCCATCACACGTCGAAACCGCCGGAGGACAAGGGGGGGAAGAACAAACCCGTGTCCGGGGATCACGAGCGGCAATATGCGGCGTTCGGTTCCTCCGAACTGACGAACTGGGCCCGGGCGGTGATCACAATCGACCAGCGCAAGGGAACGGCCAAGCCGGGGCAGTATTACTTCAACTTGGCCAAGCGAGGCAGCCGCGCGGGTGTCACACGCGACATCCCCCAAGGCGCGGGCTTCCGAACGGAGACGATCACGAAGATTCCGGTCCAGCACTCGACGCAGCGGATGGACATCAATGGCAAGAGCGTGCCGATGGTCTTTTGGGAGTTGGGAGACGCGGAACTGGCGATGGCCGAGACCGCGGTCGCGAAAGAAAAGCCGGCCGTCGAGAGGGCGGTGACGGGCGCGAAGCCGGTGGAGCGCGATGGATTGCTCAAGTATTTTCCTATCGGGGAACTAGCGGCCAAGCCTCTTGGCGAAATCCAGCGCGAGGCGCACGAGAAGTTCGGGCTGGCGCGCTCGAGTTTCTACCATCTCAAAAACGATCTTCTTGAGGCACAGAAAATCTTCGAAACAGCAAACGGAACATGGCACAGATAATGAACAGATGGGTCCGGCGGTGGATGCCGGGCGTGGTGAAAGACATCCGCACCGAACGGGACCGCGAGATCCTGAACGACGCACGCAAGCAACTCGGCATGGAGGCCGATGCGATCGGCTTGCTTTTCGCGCAGGTGGCGGCTCGCGACTGCGTGTCTGCCGAGATGAAGGACCATGCGCTGCGTGAAGTCCTGCAACTGTGGCGCCGCAAGCAGCCTGCCTGGGATTCGCCCGAGGCGGTCGTGCGCGGGATCGTCGAGAACGCGCTTCAACCGCAGCACTCGGTGATGACCATGGTCGTGGAATACCTGCGGATGATCCGAAGCATCGACTGGCGCGACCGGCCTGTGAAACACCCGACGAACGGCCGGATGTGGAACCCTGGCATCCGCGCGGGAGAGATACTCAAGCAACTGCACAAAAGCCCATGAAGAAAATCAGGCTAAAGGAGAAGCATTGGGAATTGGGACGCCACTACGGGCGCTTCGTGGACGCGCGGTGGCATCCCGACTTCGTGCTCAATGCAGACAACCTTGAAGTGTTCATCCGCGTTGAGTCATCAGGACGCGCAGGATGCACGACGGAAGAACTCGAAATAGCCGCGCCGTTGTTCAACGGGAAAGCACAGCGTGAGCTGACCATCAAGCTGCTGTTCGACGAGATGGCCGACTGGTGGTCGATGGGGTCCGGTTGGTTCTATCCGATAGCCCACACTATCCGGACTGAGATGTGGTCACATGGGCGCGACCGTCGCGACCGGGTCTATATCCGTGCGCTCGTGAAAATCATGAGAGCCTGCCACGCCGACGGTTTCCAAGAGACGATGCTTTCATTCACAGGCATGTCTCAAGAGGACAAACACCGATACCTTAACCGAAGAACCGCATGAGCAAATACCACCCACCTGTCACACGCACCACCCGCGTGCTTCCCGTGAAACAAGATAAGAAGATCATCATCGATGCACTGCGGCCCCTGCGCTTCAAGGAGCGGCTCAAGATTCTCATCGGTTACAACCTCAAGGTATGCGTGCGGATACTCACGCAGCACAAGCCAGGCGTGATCGATCCGAAGATCGCGGTTTACGTCGTCAGCGAACTCGGCGGACCGGAAGCGCCGGAACACAAGGAGACATTCGAGTCAGAACCCCCGAGTTTCTACGTTAGAGCGACTCAGCACTATCGAAAATGGTGCACCATCACCATCTGCGAGAAGTGCGGCAGGCGGGCACATCGCGACGATCAACACCCAGTTAGCCCTTGTCCGACGTGCGGGGCTCAGGTGCATGAATCAGTCGGCCGTTGGGTTGATAAGAGGTGGATAACTGAGGCGGAAACACTGTGATCGACGCCTTCGACATCGAGTTTGCCATCATGCGGGAGCGAAAGAATCGCGCCATACTTGTGCCGCGCTACACGCCGCGCGGTTGGTGGGAGTGCGATGTCGCCGAACTGACGGAAGCCGGCTACTTTCGGGAATACGAGATCAAGACAACGCGCAGCGATTTCCGCGCAGACAAGAAAAAGATGCAGAGCTTCTACACGCGAGAAAACGGAAGTGTCTTGAAGTTCAAACACACGGCGCTCGCCGCGCAGGATCCGAAAGGCCCGAGTCAGTTCTTCTTCGTGACACCCGAAGGGTTGATCACAGTCGAGGAACTGCCGCCATGGGCGGGTTTGATCTACGTTTCGAAGGAAGGGCTTGGCTGGCCGCAAGAACGGATCATCAAACATGCGCCGAAGCTGCATCGCGAAAAGCGGGAGACCATGAAGGACCAAATGTTCAAGTGCGGATTCTACCGCGCGGTCCACATGTGGCAGCAGCAGTATTTCAGATACGCAGATAAAAGGAACGCAGCAGCACAAAGGAAACATGAAAACCGGAGTTGAACGGATCAAGGACGAGCGTGACAGGCAGATCGCTCTCGAGGGATACGACAAGGCCCACGACAACGCGCACGCGAACGGCGAACTCGCGCTAGCCGCAGAAGCCTACCTGCGCGAACTGCGCTACCGGCCGCGCCGGCTGATGGACACATCCCGCCCACCGGAAGAACCATGGCCGTGGGAAGGCCGGTCGTGGAAACCGAAGCCGGATCCGATTCGGCAATTAGAGATTGTCGGCGCGCTCGTGGCTGCCGAACTGGATCGGCTGTTGCGAGAGAGGGGGGAACTGTGAAATACCCAGCACATGACGCGCGGCTTGTCGCCGGCTTTTTGGTTGAGGCACTAGACCCCACATGCGAACGCATCACCATCGCGGGGTCGTTGCGCCGCCAGAAGGCCGAAGTGGGCGACATCGAGATTCTGTATTCGCCGAAGGACGAGACGATCACACGACCCGTCGAGGGCGACATGTTCGCCACGCAATCAATGCGGGCCGTCGACGGATTCATCGACGAACTCGTCAAGGCCAACGTGCTCGCCCGGCGAAAGAACGCGCTCGGCCGCGAGATGTTCGGCGAGAAGAACAAGCTGATGGTGCACGTGCCGTCAGGCATACCAGTCGACCTGTTTGCGACGGACGGAAAATGCTGGTTCAACGCGCTCGTGTGCCGGACTGGACCCGCGGTGCTCAACCAAGAGATCGCCCAGCGCGCAATCGACCGCGGCTGGCATTGGAACGTCTATGGGCCCGGGTTTTCACGCAAGGATTCGATGGGCAACACGGAGGTCCGTGTCGTGAACAGCGAGGAAGAGGTGTTTGCCTTCGTCGGCCTACCCTACAACAAACCGGAGGACAGATGATCGAAAACCAAAAACCCTGGCAGCGTCAGCAAATCTGCTGCAAGGCCGGATGCACTGCCCTGGCACACGCGATTCCCGTGCTGATCTTCAAGGCTGGCGACAAGGAACTGCGCGCCCGCCCGCAAATCTACCTGTGCGAGAAGCATTGCACGGAGATGACGGTCGAGAACTTCCTGACGGACGATGCGTGGAACGTGATCAGCGCGCCGGCCGTCAAGTCGGGCATGGCGCCCGATCGCGCGTCGGCCAAACTCGTGTTTGAGAAACTGCCATGAGCGACGGCATCAAGATCCGTATGGTGGAGATCGACGGGGAAAAGCGAGTCCCGCCGGAATGCATGCGCTTGCTCATGGCAATCGCGGATCACCGTGAATCATGCCCTGAATGCAAGTCAGCCTTCCTTACAAAGCAGCTTACAACGTGCGACACCGGACTCGTGTTGCTCCGTGAGCTTTCCGCGCAACCCGAGGTGTCGAAACTATGAGCGAACCACTCGAACTCGAGCCAGAGACACCGACCGACGCCCCGAAGAAGGAGCGTAAGAAGTTCGCCCCGATTCGCGCGCGCGGCGGCGGCGGCGCCAAGCCCCTGACCGAAGAGGAGCGTGCGGAGTTTCACAACGCGCTGACCGCAGCGGAAGGCATGGTGTCGGTCGCGGCGCAGAAGGTCGGCGTGGATCGGGATACGGTAATCTGGTGGATCAAGAACGATCCGCTGCTGAACGCGCAGTGGTCGAAGTCCTTGGAGATGTTCGACGCGATCGATACCCTAGACAGACCTCCGTCGCCGATCACGAACGACGTGATGATCACCGACGACGACATTCGTCGCGCCGAGGCGCTCACCGAGCAGGACAAGAAACTCCAGAAGGGTTGGGACACCCTCGGCATCACCGACCCGGACGAGTTGGCGATGATCGAGAACTTCGAGACGTTCACGCACGGCGCAATCATCCGCACGGTCGACGCCACTCACGGCGGTCTCTTGGCGGTGTTCGTCAAGGCATCGACGCAGTTCCGAAAGCTCACGCAGGAACTCGAGGAACCGGACATAACAGCCCAACGCAAGAAGGAGATTTACCCGTTCTGGTTCAAAACCGGAGAACTCATCCGAAAGGTTGCGGCCGACACGACGCGCGCGGCTCACATCCGCGCCATGATCGAGGAGAAGGCAAAGGAACTTGGCCAGCAAGTAGGAGGACAACACCAGGAAGGCGCGGGCAAAAGGCAGCGCGCCGGCTGGAACACACCGATTGACGTAACACCCAATGGCAAAACCGACAAAAAGTGAGATTAAGAAATGGCTCCAGGTGATCGACCCGGGCCTCAAGGAAATCTACCGCTCCTACGCAGTGGTCGGCATCCTGGCGGACAGCCCGCACGATGATTCGGCGGTCGCCGTCGGATACTTCGTTGCCGAGGAAGAGGACTTTGAGGCGTTGGTTGCGGCCGCCGCATCAGAGACGGCCAGATTTCAAAAGAAATGCCTTCGTCCCCGATCCCCAAAGAAAGCCTGATAGGGCTCGCGCGCGAACTCTCGGAACGCCCGCTTGAGGAGCTCCCTGAGGATCCGGGCACGCCGAAGAAGAAGTCGCACGCGGAAGAAAAACCGTGGTGGCCAGACCTGTCGGAAGACGGGATGAAGATTTTCACGTCGACCCACAAGTATGGGTTGGCGCACGGCGAACGCGGATCCGGCAAGACGATCGCCATCCTTCACAAGCTCGTCCGCCACTGCTACGACAACAACACGGCGCTCGCCATCGTCGCGGTGATCGTCAAGACGACGGCAACCTCGGGCGGATCGTGGGAAAAACTGATCCACATGGTTCTGCCTATGTGGGCGAAGGGCATTGGACTTCACGGCGATGGGCCGAACGGCGAGTTCATGGAGCGGCGCGACACCGAGCAGAACCGGATCATCTGGATCTCATCGCACGACGGCGGTTGGTCGAAGGTGATGCTCAAGTCGATGACTCACGACCAGCAGATCCAGTCCCGCATGAAAGGCGCGGAGCCGAGTTTCTTCTTTTTCGACGAACTCACTGAGACCGACATCGCAGAGACGGAATACTTCGATGTGCCGATCCAGCAGCTGGGCCGGCGTGTGGGATACCAAGGCCGGAGCATCGATCACCAGCCGTTTTGGGGGGCGTGCAACCCGGCTGACCAGGGTGAAGACCACTGGGTGTTCAAGACGTTTTTCATCAAGGAAAATCAGGAGAACCCGGACGACTTCCTGACGATTCACATCAAGATGGAGGACAACCGGTGGATGGAAGACCGGGAGAGCTACATCTCGCGCGTGAAGCAATCCTGCCGCGGAGATCCCGCGAAGATCGCGCGCCTCCTGCACGGCAAGTGGGTGAAGCAGCCGTCGGGCAAGGGAATCTTCGCGCAGCACTTCTCAAGGAATAAGCACGTGCGCGGGGATCTCGCGCGCAAACGCCGTGTGCTGCCATCAACGGACTACGACATCGAGGTGGGCTACGACTTGGGAACAGCAAACTCCTGCATCAGCGTGGAACAGCGGGTGGGCGACCGGTCGTGGCGCGTGCTCGATGAGATTGTGATCATCGGCCGGCCGACGCCGTTGCGTGACGTGGCTCTCGTGCTTCTGCGCCGCATGAACTGGTGGTGTGCGGTCATGAAGCACGAGTTTCACTTTAACCACATCTCCGACAACTCGGCGTTCAACCAACGGCGCCAGGACGGAAGCTACGACTATCGCGTGGTTGAGCAGACAATCGCCAACGAACTCATCAACTTCCCCGAGCGATACCCGGCGCTGACGATCAAGGGCATCAAGGTCGTGGCGGCTCCGAAGCCTCACGGCTCGGTCGCGGCCCGCGTGCGCGGCGTGATCTCCCGATTGCAGCACTCGGAGTTGATCGTCTCGGCGTTGGCAACCGACCACATCGACATGTTCATGCTGCTCGAGCAGGAAGAGGAGAAGGGTCGGGGCTACACAGCGATGCTGCCCTACACACCGAAGAAGACGCTGGCCGGGCACATCCACATCTTCGACGCCATGAGCTATCCCATGTATCACTACGACCTTGGCGGCACAGGCAGCCCGATCATCAAGGACGTGGCGAAAACGGAAATGCTGGACTTGCACATTTGACCGCGCTACCTCAGCAGCATGCGCAACACGCTCAAGTTGTCGTTGGACAACAACCCCGACCTGCAGGAGACCTTTCAAGGCCGCAGCGTGGGAGACAAGGTGAGGGTCGAGGTCGAGGCGACGATCGACGAACTGACGGTCGAAGACGTGGCGCTTTCAGTCGACGAGGTAATCCCCCTCTCTCCGCCGGCCGAGGAAAAGAAAGCCAAAAAGCCGGTAGTCGAAGAGGAAGAGGACATCGAACCATCACTTGGCGCCGCCGTGTCATCGACGATGGGCGTTGGTCGCGGGAAGATGGTCTGAGTGCCAGCCAGCGCGGTCATTCCGAATCGCAAGAGCCCAGGCTGTCGGCATCGGGGCTCGATGCTGATGAGCAAGAAGTTTGCGCGGCCGCCGTCGAGGTTCGCGGGCGGCGATCGGGCGTCGGCATGGCCGTGGTTTCCACCGATCTTGAAGGAGACGAACAAGATTTCGAAGTCCGCGAGTGGGACCAAGTGCCCCGCTAAATTAGCAGGCAGGGCGATCATCGCGTTTGCTTCCCCAAAGGGCGGCTACGTGCACATCAGGAATGTCTACCAAGGCCCGGCGCATCGCATCGTCGAGAACGCGGCGTTCCTCTCCGGCCGGATGCTGCCCATCGGAGGCATAGCGCTTCCCAAGCTCGAGACGATCGGCTACAAGGTTCTCGGCGTCTACTTGCTCGAGGACTTGGCGCCGAACTTGATTATTGATATTTCACAGGCCGGATGGCAGAGAATCCTTGATTGCCACTGGGTTGAGAAATACCGGACCCAGGCGGCACGAATCGAACTGCCCGATCCCACACCGATGGTTCAACTGATAGCCACACGCGATGCGCTCCTCGGCAAGTTCATTGGATGGACGCCTGAGCGCGTGATGCGACTGGCGGCATCGATGAGCATGACGCTAACGGAACTCGCGGCATCCGTTTACTGGGACGTGAAGGACTTCAAGTTGTTCTTGAACGCAGAAAACCGATATGGCCTGTCCCACCTTCTTCCTTCTCAGTGCATGCCTGTTGGTCTCCCGCGATCGGTCGCCAACGGCCTGTGGGCTCTTGAACAGGCAGTTCTACGAAAGGCGTCAGCCGCATGAACACGAAGACCCGCGAGCATTTCAAGACGACTAACGAGCGGCTTCGCCAGATATTCACGGCAGAGGCTGGAAGTGACGACTTCGAGAACATCGCCAAGCCGCTGATTGAACTGATGCGCGATCGCGTGCGCAACGGGGTGGCCAAGTCGCTGGCAGAATACTCGTTCTACGCGGCATCTGACCTGGCGTGGGACGGACCCCCGATCCTGCCAGAGAACATCGCGCTCATGGCTTACGCGCAGGGGAAAATCTCGGTCTCTCAGTGCGAAGATCAGTTGAAGACCCTCGGGTGCGCCGAAAAGTTCATCGTCGAGGGCGGGCCGGCGGAGGAAGGTGGCAAGCCCATCAAGCGCGTCGATCTCCTGAAATTACAGGAGGTGTGCGTCTCGCTCGCGCGGTCGTATGTGACTCGCCGGGTCGTAGCCCAGGCTAACAAATACAACCAGCTGCTCCCGTTCTACAAGTATGAGGCGAGGGGCACATCCTCAGTCGCCAAGCTCCGCGGTGACGCCATGAGCCAGTATGCGGAGATCATGGCAGACGCTTTCGGCTACCGGCATCAGCAGACGCAGGCGACGCGCGCGATGCTGATGTATGCCCACTCCTTGGAGTTTCCTGCCTGCGCATGGGAACGCGAGACGCAGCCTGAAATCAAAGAGGACGGCTCGATCAAGACGCGGATCGTGCGCGAGGGCGTGCCATTCGGGCTGCCGCATCCGACGCGCACGTTTTGGGACACGGCTCATCCATTGGCGACGATCAACACGGACACTGGGTGCTCCTACGTTGGGTTTTGGGACATCGCCAAGTTCGGCGACATCTACAAGGACGAACGGTTCTTCAATCGCGACAAGATGAAGTGGTCGACGTCCGGTGGAAATTTCTACCGAGGATCCAGGGCGTTCTTCGACCTCTACTACAAGGACCAGCCGATCAACTTCGCGTATGCGCGCGGCAACCAGCCGGCGGAAACACCTGGCTCGAGTATGGCGAGCGCGAACGACCGCACGGACAAGGAAGGCTTCTACACGTCGAACGACTTCGACCAGTCGGTGTTCAAGACCGACATTAGGATGAAGCTCGTGCCGAAAGAGTGGAAGCTCGGCGACTATCCGGGCCCGCTGTGGTTGAGGGTTATCCTCGCCAGCGACGACACGCCGGTGTTCGCCGAGTGGCTGCCATCAAAGCCGGCCGTTTACTGGGGGCACAACGAGAACGACAACCGGGTTCTCAACCAGGCGATGATGCACGAGTGCATGCCGTGGCAGGACAACCTTTCAAACGTCATGAGTCAGAGCCTGATCATGATGAAGCACTCACTTTTCCGGATCATCGCAGTCAACCGGGATGTGGTTCCTGATGAGATTTATAACGAGTTCAAGAAGCAGTAGCAGGGGGAGAGCTACTACGCGAACCCGCATCTGCTCGGCTACTCGGGCATCAAGCACGCCGACCTTGGTCTGTCCGTGAAGGATGGCATCGCGACGATCATCACGGCCAACCACCAGATCGACACCTACCTCAATAACGCCTTCAAGGCTATCGTGCAGATGCTGTCGCTGCTCGAGCGGCTGCTCATCCTGTCACCGCAGGAACAGGGGCAGCCGGCGCCGCGCGAAATCACTGCGCAGGAGACATCGGAAATCGCATCGTCGACGGCCGCGATGTTCGGATCGATCTCTGATTCGCTCGACGAGGCGCGGGCCGCGCGCAAGCGCATCATCTACGAGGCGTCGATGGACCGAGCGAGCGACCAAGTGATGCTGCCGGTAACGCAGCGATATTCGAAGGAGACTATCGCAAAGGCAGGATTCAAGCCGGCTGAGG